GATGATTCAACTGCAGTTTCATTTTTACCTGATGAAGTACCGGAACTTTCTGAAGTAGAAGAATCCTTTTCCTGTGGAGAGACATTATTCTCTGGCTTAGGAGATGGACTACTCAACTTTTGTGTAACGGTTTCCTTTATACCCTCACTTTTTGCAGAAGTTTCACCTGGTTTTGAAATTTTTTCAGAAATTTTTTCAACAGCTGAAGATATCATAGATTTGTCTATTCCTAATTTCTCCGCAGCTTTTGTCAAATTTGAATTGGATTCTATTTTTTGTGCTAATGTGGATTTAGTAGATAAACCAGAATCATCTTTCCCTTCGCTATCTATATTTTCTTTTTCACTTGTGTTCCCTGAAATTCCGAATATACTACTTAAGAAATCTGCACCAGATTTTGAACCTGTAATATTCTCTTTCTGATTATTACCTTCTACTGATTTTGATAGATCGGTACTAGATTGAATAGAAGAAGATCCTGATCCTGTTTTTTTAGAAGATTCGGGTGTCTCTGATTTTGCCCCTTCTAAAGAAGATACGCCTGTATTATTAGATGACGTGGGATTATTCTCTACAGAGGTCAATCCTGTAGGAGTAGAAACTACCTCTGCATTATTTTTGGGTGCTTCTTTTTCTGCTACAGTCTGCTCTGCTGTTTTTACTTCGCTCTCCTGATTTTTGGGTGCTTCTTTTTCTGCTACAGTCTGCTCTGCTGTTTTTACTTCGCTCTCCTGATTTTTGGGTGCTTCTTTTTCTGCTACAGTCTGCTCCGATGTTTTTACTTCGCTCCCTGGGGTTTTAGATTCTACTGCCTGCTCAGCTGTTTTTACTTCGCTCCCTGGGGTTTTAGATTCTACTGCCTGCTCAGCTGTTTTTGTTTCCCCCCCTCTATTTTTAGGTTCTACTGCCTGTTCAGCTGTTTTTGCTTCCGCTCCTGTAGTATTTTTAGGTGCTTCTTTTTCTGCTAGTGACTGCTCGGCTGTTTTGGCTTCACTCCCCTTATTTTTATCAGTGTCTTTTTTTTCGCTTGTTGCAACAGATTCTACGGATCCACCTTTATCTTTTTCGACAAGATTTAGCATATTCTTATCGTAAGATTCAGATGCTTTTTTAACCAATTCATTGGTGAATCCTTCTCCTTCTAATATCTTGGCAAATGCTGCTAATATAGCTCTATTTTCTACTGTGTATAAATTACTAGCATTTTGTCCAGCTTGAGCATCATTGAAATAGCTAATAATTTGACCTAAATTTTTAGATAAGGTTTCAAATTTGAATTTTTCGTTTTGAATTTTTGAATCAAAGTCCTCCTTAACATCCTCAAAGAGGTCCATTTGTTCTAACTTTGATCTACCTCCTATATTTTCAACTATCTGAGTTACTGACCCTGATTTAAGTATAGATGCGTTGGCTATTTTATTTTTTGCGTCTGCTTTAGCTGTTTCTGCTATTTCTTTTCCATCTACTGCCTCTCCTTTTTCTATACTTCTTTCTATACTCTTTTTATGAGATCCTGATTGTGAATAGGCATATTGGTAAGCTATTTCTTTTGGATCGTATGCAGGATCCAATGCTTTTAATTCCTCGTTAAATATTTTATCGAAGAAATTTTTAGCTTCTTTTGAAACCTTATCAGCAGCCCTCATCGAATCACTAACTTCGCTAGTAAGGGCACCAACATTCCCCTTTGCTACTTCAGAATTTATTTTAGCTCTATCAAAAGCTTCACCCTCTGACTTAAATATCGGTAATTTTTCTCCCTCCAAAATAGATTTTATTTATATACCTTAAAATTTAATGAATTTAGATTTTAGGTCTGGAAAATGCAAAAGCCTCTACTAGATCTCCTTGTGAATTTTTATTATTCTCTTTCTCTATCTTTTCATTCAGTTTATCTATGAATATTTGATATTCATAAAAGGGGAGTGATTCTATATGGTCTATAGATAGTTTAAACTCCTCCCATAACCTGAATTTAATATCAAAGTAATTGGCTAAAGATATCTGAAATAACGAAAAGAGATCTGTACCCTCTGGGAAATGTTATCTCTGCTGTGACCTCCCCGCCACAGCTGGTACATTTGCTGTAAATTCTTGATTTAGTTGCGAAGTTAATTCTTTGCCCTATTTGATCTGCTATTGAAAATTGAAGTGGTGTCCACTCGTTAGATGCTCTTTCATATTGATCGTATATTCTTTCATCCAGTCCTCTCCAATCGGGTATAATGAAAGTAGCTACATTAGCAAAGCTTTCATCATATTTTTTACCCTTTAGCTTTTTATCCTTTATAATTTTTCTACAAACAGTTGTTACACCAACTGTCGGAATATAAAGGTTCATTTCTGGACCTCCGTCTTTTGGAATAAACTTAAATGAATAGGAATCACTACTATATCTTTTTAAAATTTCACCATCAAGTTCAAAACTATCTAATAGATTTGATTTTAGCTCTATCTTATCTGCAACTTCACAATCAGGTTTTGTACAATTTTTTGTTACTGGTAGAAGAATTCTATTTTCACCTTTTGTGAATGTCATATCTCTTATTGACATTATTACAAAGAATCTATCTTCATACCACAGATCATAGGATTCTAGCATTCCGCCTTCCCATCTTATGTTCATACATTTGTTAAGAATAGCATTCAATTTTTCATCGAGATCTATTCTATCTGAATCATCTACTGTTGAATACTGTCTAATCTCTTTAACATCAGCTGCCCTGATTGCTATCTCGAATCCATTGGGATATCCAAATCCTTTAGATGGCAAAACATCAGGTGGAAGATTCTTCCAATCTGATTCCATACCTAGAGGGGTTCTTGAAGATTTTCCTAAACCTTGGTATTCAGCTTGCATATTTGGTTGCTGGATATTTTCTATTTTACCTCTGTTTTCACCTGCAGGAGGGATCCAATCTGGTATATTGAAATCACTAACATCCTTGTCGTATTCAAATTTGGATTGTGATTCTTTTTTTGCCAGTTCGTCTAATAGTGATTGATCTTGGTTTATTTCCATTTTTTTTATTTTTTTAATTCCTGTGGACCTTTTGGATTTGATTCACATTCTTTATCCTATTGATAAGTGTAGGGTAATACACTTTCAATTAGAATACTTTGTCTCTTCCATTTTTAGTCTTCTTTTTCTTTTAGTTTCCTATTACGGGATAAAAAAAAGTAGAATCCAAAGCAAAGAGCCGAAAGGAAGTAAAAAATTGATACAGTATGCCAATAAGAACCTGTCCATTTCATTATTGTTGCGAAAAGGATATCGAATCCGAAGGGATTGAAGAAAGTTGCTAGTACTAAAAATATCGAGGAAGCTCTCTTTTTTAATTTTTGAATCACGCCTATCGTCCATATTATTTAAAGATGGTCACTTTAAATTGGATCTTCTCCAACAAAAAATGGAGACTTTGTAGAGTCTCCATTTATATATTAAAGATAAATAAAATTAATTAAAAAGGTCCTCGAAATAATCGGCTCTAAATGATAGTGAAATTTTATAAGGGGTAGTTCCGTTTGTGTAATCCAGATCTAAAGCTTTGATCTGATCTACAGGAAAACAGTTTACCAGTTTCACTCTTCTAAATACATCTCCTTGTTTATTAAAAATTGAAATAAGAATATACGTACCTCCAGCATAAACTGATTTAATACCAGTTGCACCAGTTAATGGATTATAAACCAAATCTGACCATTGTCTAAGTGTTTTGAATACATAGTTGCTATTGTTATCATCCAAGTTTGTCTCAAAATCTATTCTAACTTTTACCCCTGTGTCTTCAACTGCAGCTGCAGCATATCTTCTTCTTGAGAATTTATACCTTTGTTCTGCAACACCAGGGTTCTTATCTACGGCTAATCCAGTAACGGATAAAACGTTTTCTACAAGTAGTGTTCTTCCTCCGTTTCCTATAGGATTAGCTATCCCAGCAGGAGGTTGCATTATAATCTCGAATTGGTTAAGATAAACCGGTTCGTATAACTGTACTGCTGCTTTAGCTGAATTAAAATGTGGTAGTCCTGCCATTTTTTGTTAATTATATAAATACATCGTCGAAGTAATCTACTGCCCAAGTAACATTTAGCTTGTAAATTCCTGTCTGTGTATAATTAAGAGCCATTTCGGTAATTGGTGTCATAGGGAAACAATCTCTAAGATTTATTCTTCTGAAAACATCGCCTTGTTTATTAAAAACATTTATTAGAAGATTTCCAGTATAATCCTTTTTAAGACCCATTGCTCCTGTTAATGGATTATAAACAAGATCTGACCATTGACGTAGTATCTTAAATACGTACATAGAATTATTATCATCCAAATTCACTTCGAATTCAATATCTACATCCAAACCAGTCCTAGCAGGAGCTGCCCCTGCGTAATATCTCTTAGCAAACTTGTATGCTTGAGTTATTTCCCCTGGGTTTTGATCTACTTGCAATCCAGATATTTTCGTAACTTGTTCTAGAAGTATATTCCCACTTCCTGGATTACCCTGCGGTGCAGGTATAGCCTGTGGTGGGGTTATACTTACCTCAAATTGGTTGAGGAAAACAGGTTCGAATTTATTAATCGAAGCCTTGGAACTTGTATAATGAGGTAATCCTGCCATTTCTTCTTTTAGTTTATATATTTAATCATTCAATTAATCGTCAAATCAATTAACTAAATTGAATGAATCCTCCAGAAGCGATACCACCAGTTCTGGTTACAGTCATACGATTGATGAACTTATGAATACCTCTTGCAGGTTCTACTATAACATCGATGATACCGATGTTCTGGTCTATAATTGCAGGTGTATTATTAGAAGAGTCCATTATTGTTAGGTAATTATAAATACCACCTACTGATCTTACCCCGGTTAAGTAGTTATCAACTAAAGTCTTAACTTCAAGTCTAATTGAATCTTCATTAAAGTCAAACACATAATTAGAAAGAATCTGTTCAATAGCGCTTTCTATAGTGATAAGAAGATCTCTAACGTGTAGGTTATTGAATGCAGAATTTGTTCTTTGGTAGCTTGTTTGGTTACCGTAGATAACTACCCCAATTCCTCTTTTACGAATGATTGGATTGATACCAAATGGCTCTAAATATTCTCTGTCTTCAAGATCAAAATCATACTCAAGACCAACCAAGTTACTTGCTGATATAATACCTCTTTTAACCCCTGCTACGATTGAATAAGGCTCACCTGTAATGAACTTACGTATGAAGTTATTAGAAACGTATGCCGCTGGCGGTACATTTAAGTTTTTACCATTTTCTCTAATCGTTAAGAAAGGAGCAAAGAATCCTGAGAATTTAGCTCCCAGATCCTCATCAGGTAGAGAGAACGTAAATGATGGATTTAAGCTTAAGTTACCTCCGTCTGCAATATATCTAGGCTGTAAAATTGGTGCTGGATCAGTTGAGGTAGGAGCAGAAGTAAATCTAGGATCTATAGAATCTGCAAATTTAGCCATTGAAGGCGCATTACAGATTGCCATACATTTTTGTCTGTTCTTAGCAAGTCTTGTAAGCTGATACTTACAGTTAGGCTGAATACCTCCATCAAAGGTATCAACTATGTATCTAAATGTAATAACATCAGTATCTGCAAGAGTCTTAGCTAGATTAGTGTTAGTAAGAACATCGTAGATCTCATTCATTCTAGTATCTGTTCCGTTTGGTACAGATGCTGGTTTAATAGAAGATCCAGGAAGGTATGTGAAATTAAGTGTTCTCGTAAATTCTTGAATAGACTTGAATTTCCAAACCCTTGATGTAACTCCTGGGTAAAGTTGTATAGGTCTTTCAGTTTTAACTTGAATTGTATAAATTCCAGGAGATGCTGCGGAAGCTACTCTTTTAACCTCTATAACTCTTGTTAATCTAGATTGTAGATTTTCAGTTAGTGGATTATCGTATATTTGAATATCAGTAGATACTAATAGATCCCCTACCTTAATTCCAGAAGCTGTTGATGACGCTAGGGTTAATTCGATTAAGTTAGGAGCTAGCTGAGTGATTATATCAACATAATCGCTGATATTACCAGCAGTAGAAACTATATTAAATGATTCTCCAGTTGTTTGGTTAGTACCTACAGGAAGTGAACTTATATAAGTTGTGTCCCAAGTTGCTATAACTACTGGTGTCGAAAGAGTATCTTCAGCGAATGCTCTGATAACTAGGATTGAGAATCCATCTCTATCTATATTTTTTTCAAATTTTAGATATTGTATAGATGAACCTGAATCATCTTGCCAGTCTATATCACCATCACCAATGTTTCCTTTCACCCAATCCTGATAAGCAGGAGAGTTTTCGTAAGCTAAATAGCTATCAGTTCCAATTGGAATATCTGGAGAGAAGAAAACATCATCGTTATCAAAGTAATCCGGAGTTCCGAATTGATAAGCATCACTTGATGAATTTTTATTAGTTTCTGACCAAGGCTCAACATAAGTAGTAGATGCACTAGAACTTATTAGAGGATGTGCTAATCTAACTCTAAGTTGTGTCTGAACAGCAGGTGCAAGTGTAGAGTTTGTAATGTTTTTAGCCTCTACTACTCTTAATTTTACAAGGTCTCCCTCGTAGAATCCTAGATATCCAGGGGTAGGTAGATTACTAGTAACCTTACCAAGAACCCATCTTACTGCTGGCTCTGTATTACTTACTGTTAAAAATTGATCAAGAGTTGTAATCTGATCATCATGTGTTGTAGGGTTTGTGAATAGTGTGTCTATGTAAATAGCACCACCGTCTCTTGCAGAAGAACTATAGGTATCAAAGTCTGATGTAGGAATACCGTAATCTGGTGATGTTGTATATAGAGCATCTTGTAAAAGAGTACCTGTTTCTGGAAGAATGTCAAATCCGGTGCTTGGAGAAGCTCCTGTATCCACTATCTCTGTACCTCCAGTTGATCCACCCACATTTTTGTAATATGTAAAGTCTGCAAATAGATTTTGGCTATATGAGAGGAAGTTAAGATTTTTTGGAACTGATGTAATATCAGCATCAACACCAATTTCATCTACAAGGTGGTGTCCAACTAAGTCAAAAACTGATGGATTATAAAGTATATTATCCAAAGCCTCCTCGTTTACTGAACAGAAAATTCCAGTAGTAGGTGTTTGATTGTTGATAAGTGTTTGGATGTATCTAAGTGTACCGTTTTGGTCTACAAAGTTAGGAATTAAAGTTCCAGTAACAGTTAGAGCTATGTTTACTCCATCCTGAGATAGGAAATTGTCTATCTGAGCTTTGATGAATCCTTTTGATGTAAAGTATGCACTGTATACAGGATCATTAGAAAGTGATACGTAATCTGTCCAGTTTCCGCTAATAACTATTACATCTACAAACCAATCTGAAAGATAATCATATTGGTTCATGTATGTTGGTACATTATCAGGTCCAAAATATTCTCTTGCAGTTATATCGAATCCTTTTAGAGGGAAAGAAGAGTCTAATGACTTTCTAACAATAACACTCATTGGGTTTTGCCCTAGGTTAACAATGCTAAATAGCTTAGAAGAATCTGGTTTTGCTCCTGAAGAATCCTCTGTAGCTAGAAAATATTCAGTAGAAGGAAACCAAAACTTCTCTTTGTTATAATAAGAAGACACTAATTTGTCTTGCTTTGTTAGAGGATCTGAATAAGCTCCAGTAGCATTATTACCATTCTGTTCTTCTGTATCTACAGAGAAAGCTCTATATCTAGCAACATCTGCTCCTGCAGCATAATCAGGGTCACCGTTTTCATTAACTGAGTTATTTAATAATCTCAGATTAAGAGCAAACACCGGACCTGATTGCAAGCAAGTTAGAGTAGATCTATGGAAGAAAGATCCTTTCTTTTCTAAAGTTTTATCAATTGTTCCAAAAACAGACTGGAATGTGGTTATATCTGGACAATACACTGGTGTATTGAAAAGTCCAACATTTGAATAACCAACCACCAGACGGATAGTCTGAGGATTGATGATGATGTTTTCTGAAGCGTCAAATTCTAGAGTGTAAACTCCGGAAGCTTTGAATAGCGATAAATCAAGTTTAACTTGTTGAGCCATCTTTATTTTTTATTTGTATATATCGAGAATTCCATTTATTGGATTTCTTTTTCTATGTATATATCATTCATCTCTTAAGAATCGAGGAGACCATTCAGGAAAGTATAGTTGGAAATTTCGGAATTTTTATTTTGAGTCACATCGGAAGACGACTCACTTAGCCTTTCTTCTATTAGCTTTTTGAATTTTTCTGGTAGTATATCATAAAGATCTGATACTGTTTCCTGAAAATCACTATTTTCAAATATACAGTTCAAGTCTACTAGAGTCATTGCTATATCATCTTTTCCGATTTGACTTGTAAAACTTCCACTGCTGTTCATTCCAAAATTTGCTAATTCGTGGATAGTATTTTTTTCAGATGGTATTATCTTATATGATCTTGTGTTTATCTTAAGATCATAACAATATTTTTCTTTGTTTCTAGAAGTTAACTTTACCCCTGGTTTTAATTTTGTAGAGGCATCAGAATGCTTAGTGTAAACAAACATTTCATCATAGAAATCTTCTGAATCAAGTAATTTATCCATCAGCATTTCCCCTTTATAATCCATCTCCATTACTATTCTTGTATTATCTGCTCCTAATACATGTGTTATTAAAGTTTCAAGAAAAACCTTAAGCTCGTCTATCTGTACAACATTGGATCTAAATATTCCTACCTGTAACAGACAAAAGAAATCACTCTCGTCCTCAAAAAATTTCTTGCTCTTAATAACATTGGAAGGCATAGGTGATATTTTAAAGATATTCACAACGGAATAATCTCCTCCACCTCCGCCAGCAGTATCTATTACAACATAGAATTTGTGTGTATCTTTCTCTAATATTGAGGTAGGATCAAATTTAGGATGCCATATTAGATTGGTGTAATCCAAAGGGCTGGATTCAAACGGAGATAATTCATGAAAAATAAATGTTTCTTCGTTCGTTTTTAATCTTTTAAGTGTATATGAATCTAATAATAGTCTAGAGGATGAAAGAAATTGACATCCATACTCCTGGTTAAAATCTTCTTCTGATCCAAGGGTTGCAATTTCTCTTTTCTTCCATTCCTCATCTCTTCCTGGAACCTGCCACCATTCAACTCTGATTGGATTAAATTCAGTTTCCCCATCTACAGCACCCTTGTATATTTCCCAGAATTTATTCATCCCGTTCGGGGTTGATGTAATTATGACCCTTGATATCTCTGATGATGATATTGTTGGATATACTGATTTGAAGAAGCTATTTATGAAGTTTGGATTAATGTGTGCAAACTCATCCATGTATAACATATGGATAGTGTAACCGATAGATGATGTTTTAGTAGTGGTTTTAGCCATTATTCTACATCCATTATCGAATTTCATAGTCATTACATTATAGACTATAATTCCAGGTTTTAGGAAGAATGGTAATCCTCTCATTATAACCTTTATCTTATCCATTAATTCTGCAGCAGTATCACCGATATTAGCCATAATCATGGCATTTTTCTCATAGTTAAATAGTAAATACCAAAGAAGAAAAATAGATGAAGTTATAGTTTTACCTGATTGTCTAGGTGAAACAAAAACATTTTTTCTGTGTGTTTGATACTGTCTAAGAATTTGTATTTGGTAATCTCTGAGAACTATTTGTCTAATACCCTCATCTGTCATTACCTTACAATACTTATCTGCAAAGTAAACTACATCTGATGCACATCTTTTAATTTCTTCTAGTTCCCACTCTGTGTATTCAAATAATACATTGCCGCTTCTTAATTCAGGTTCGTTCTCATGGAATGGATTATCCACCTCTTTATAATCTATACCTAATTCTTCTGCGTCATATAATAGTTTTTCAACCCTAACAGTTGACCAAAAACTACCTTTTTCTTCTTTTAATTCAGCCATATTTTTCTATCTATTCAAATAGATCGTCTTCTATTTCAAAGTCGTCATCTTCGGAAGTTCCTCCTAATAAACCGGAGGTTCCCCCATCTTTAGTTCTTGGGTTTATTAAATTATCTTCCTCTGGTATTATTTCTGCTTCTTTTACTATAGATCCCTTCTTCATTAATGTCTGTAAATTTTCCATTAATGATTTAGTTCCTCTAACCTTTAAAGCTTCCATATTTTCAGGTGTTTGTCTTAAATTTCCATCTGCATCAAATTGTATATCAGATACCTTTTTAATCTCCTCTGATTCCTGCTTTAACTGCTTATAATTTTTTTCCATCTGTGTCATATATGTGGAAAAATTCTTAGGCATCTGCATTATCTGATTTTGTAATTGTGCTAGAACCTCGAAAAGCCTAGGCTCCAATCTTCCTGAGTCTATCTCTTCTATGAGTTTGGATATAGCATGCTGAGCTGTTCTTATTTGAAAAGCCATGGTTGAAATACTCAGTGCATCTATTTTTTGTTTGTGTCTAATATAGTTGTCATCAGGAAGGGATTCCATATCATTATAAAAACTAGAAAGAGACTCAAGTATAGCTCTAGCCTCTGCCTCTACTTCACTTTTAACACCATCTACATTTATAAATCTTTGTGGCTTTATTGGTGGAATATCAGGCATGCTAAGTCCAGAAAGCATTTCGTCGGCTAGTATAATACCATCTAGCTTATCTTTAAGATTAAGTTCTTGCTCTTTGGAGAGATTTGGTTTTTTTGGTTTTCTTCTTGGCATAAATTATCTGTTTCTTGCAACTTTTGGAAGTTTCAATACTGGTTTAGCATTATCTATAATAATAGCAAGCTGAGCATCATCTATGATGTTTTGGTTGAGAATGGTTGATTGTTTTTCCTCCTCTACCATGTATTTAAAAAATCTGTAGTTTGTTGCCCATAATGGGCATGATCTTGTTTTGTATGCAAAATTGTTAGTTCCGTAAAATGGACTATCATAGTCGGTTTCAATTACTGGTTCTATATTAAAAGTGTAAGCCTGATTAGTAACACCATCTAATGAATGAACTAGACTTAAATCCGATGTTTGAGCCATTGGATTTTCTGGATTGTATGTTAGAGCCCAAACTTTTAATGAGTACTGTCTAAATACATTAGAAAAGTTGAAAACAAATCCATACCAATCCTCTTCTGATGGTATAAATTGTCCTATTGTGCTTGATACACCTGCTCCGAACGGAGATGATATCTCTAGATCATTTATTCTAATTCTAAAGCTTCCTGTCTGTATGTAGCTATTTACTACAGGACTTACAGCAGCATTTGATCCACTCCATATGAAATCAATATAAAGACCTTGTCCATTATAATATCCGTCGAAAAGAATCCTAGATTGAGCTTTCTGAGCTTTCCAACCGTTAGTATTTATTGGCGCAGCAGCTCCTTGATCTTTTATTTTAAATTTATAAGAATCTAAAATTTCTAATATTTCAAATCCCCCTGATCTTATACCATCTGCAATAATTGATACGTATCCATTGGGATTAGACCTAATGTGGAAATTATGAGCAATAGGATAAGTTGTATATACTATTTCTTCAGTTCCTATAGAATCTATGGAAATTGGTAATTTTGGTGCTGGTCTTGGAACTAATTTACTTTTGTCTATGAAGTTCCTGTTTCTAAACCAGCACATGAAAGATCTTTCATCAGTATCTGTTAGAACAGGATCAGCTTTCCATCTTACAGCATCTCTTTCTTCATCCCCGTATCCTGCTGCTGGTGAAACAGGATCGATTGTGTTGGGATCATCTATAAATATGGAATTTAGATCGTAATAATTATTAAAAACAATAGTCCAGTTATTATTTAGATCATATTCTATTATCGGTAGATTTTTATTTATGTATGATCTTGTAGGATCCTCCAATCTTATCTGGGAAGTAACATCATACTGTTGGGGCTTTGTTATTT